CTGCGTATCCATTACCTGCTTTATCTACAGCTGGTTTCCAAAGACGTTCATCAGTATTGTTACCCTTCTCATTAAGTTTCTCAACCTTTTTCATCAACCTTTCGGTCAAAGAACCTGAGCGGGATTGTTTCTTTAGTGCAGCAAATGACATTTGTATTCTCCGTATTTTTGTATTGTAGGATTGTTTGTATTATACCAGATAATTATGTAATAGTCAATCTGGGATGTTTTCTTCCAACCTATCTAAGGTTAGAGTCAGAGTGTCAAAAAATTCTGAGATATTTTGACCTTCTTTTAGTCCCAAAAACTTGGCAGACTCTAGGATCTGCTCTTTCATCTCAATAGCATCAGGATCTTCCTTCTCTAGTTGCAGTCTGAACATAAAGTTCCTCTGCTTTTCGAGTAGTGTTCTCATCTTTTGAATGTGCAAAAGACCACCATCTACGGTAGGAGTTCTCATACCATTGATTGCCAGTCCTGACATGATATCTTCTTGTAACTCCTGTATCTCTGCCATGGCAGCTCTTACTGGAGCAGATCTAAAAAATTCACCCATCAATCGAATCTGATACTAATACTATTTATTTGTTTTGGATACCCACATAGGTAGGTATATTAGGGTAAAAGCACTACCCCAAAATGCTAGAAAAACGTATAAGTGACTACCTCTGTGGGGAGAAAATGCGAACCCTAAGGCTACAACAATTACCCAAACGTAGTCTACTATACCATGAAAGGTTTGCCAACCATCACCGTATTTTTCTATAAGATTGTCTCTTTGTTTTGCAGCCCAAGGCGAGACATGGCGCATCATCACGAATCCCTCATTGAGAAACATGATGGCAAATCCTATCCAAAATATCATAACGGTAACTTAGATCTAGAAGTACGTTTTAAGTAATTCAGTTCAGTTGCTTCCGCCTTTAATTTATCCTTGAGAGGTTTTGAGATTAATTTCCCAACTGACTCGAACTCAATATTATTCTCTTCACAATAACTAATGATTGCTTCAATATAATTGAGCTCGGTGTTAAGTACCAGTTGTTCAACATCAGTAGTGAACTTGTTCTGGTCGAGAAATTTCTCTTTTAGTAAGTCGTTAACTTCTTTCTCCATACTCCCCGAGCTTGTGGGTGACGAATTCTTTAATATACTTGGTAAGAAGTTTAATATAGTCACGTTTGTTGGTTTTTTCATAAACTTTCACATCTCCATTATCAGCAACCATTAAGGTCACAATCTTCTCCACCGCAATACCTGTCATTTCATAATACATGCAGGCGTAGGCAGTCTCTTGTACGAAGTAGTTTTCCAGCCACTTCTCTGGTTTAATCTTCTTAGATGTTTTGAAATCTATTACTGCTAACTCTCCATTGTATTCGGCAATACAATCAACTCGTCCAGCAATACCGAAGTACTCACTATATAGGGGTTTTTCCAATGCGTGAATATTATCTATATTATTCAATGAGTCTCTTGCTGCAATCCACCTCGCTTTAGTGGAAGGCAGAATATCCTTCATTGAATTGACATCTTGATTTAAGAGATACTTTTCAACCAGATCATGAAACTTAGTTCCCCTGTCGGTGGCAACCTTTGTGATCTTATTGGCTTCTTCCTCACCTACTTTCTCTCGCCAATTTTTGAATGTCTGACGATTATAGAAACTGGTTATAGAAGTAATAGAAGGAGCCTTCTTTCCACTCGGAAGAGTGTAATATCTGACTCCATCTATGGTATTGGCTTCTAACTCAAAATCACCAAGTTTATTCAAGTGGGTAAACATTATAAAGACAAAGCGAGTTTAGTAACCAAGTAGTTTCTTACTAGACCAGAGCGAACAATGTCATCTAAACCAAATTCAACTGTACCGAAATCATCTTCCATGATCTCAATGATACGTTTAAAATCTAGGATGCCATTCTTCTCATTGGATTTTGTAAGATCCGTTTGAGTAGAGTCACCACAAAATATAATTTTACAGTTATCTCCTACTCTTGTTATTATACTATCTAATTCATGAAAATTCAAGTTTTGCATCTCATCTACTAACACAATGCAATTATCAAGTGTTGTACCCCTGATAAATGATGTGCTCCAGAATGAAATAGTTTCTTGTGCTTTCAAATTACCGTATAACATTTCAAAGTCATTGTCTGAAGGCATTTCAAACATATACTTTACTGATAGAGTGATGACTTATCCTCATGGTCGCCTGGCAAGAAACCAATCTCTCTTGTGGAGACCAATGACCTAACAATATACACCTTATCATATGGTGTTGTTTCGTCAAGTACATCTTTCAGTGCTAAGTACAAACTAATAAATGTCTTACCAGTTCCAGCACATCCATATGCAAAGATGTTCTTACCTTTGGCGTAGTCTTCAAATAAAATCTTCTGGTTATCTGTAATTGGTTCCACATCAACCAACATACCGTTGTTGATTGGTCTCTTCCTACGCATCTGTTTTGCAGTCATCCCAGCACCTACAGTGCTATTAGTGTTTCTTCTTTTTTTAGTTGACATTAATACCTCTGTTGGCTAAACGACCCTTGACTCCAGCTCCTTTTTCTGTTTTCTTCAGAATTTCTCCCCAGCCTGGATGTTTATTGGTGAGTTTGTCTCTCCACTCTCCAACTTCTCCCACGCCTGGAACTGTGGATGGATCTGAGTAATCCCTTGTCCAATCGGGATTATCCTCTTTCCATTTATCCCAGTCATGGACACTCATCTTTACATCCTTCTGTTCACCAGTTTTTATGTTGACTACAGGGTACGTTGCCATTAAGTTTGTTCTCCGTGAAGTGCTTCTTTGGCCTTTTCGGCAGTTTGTTTTACATTTTCAACTAAATCTTGGACAAGATTATTATTCCAACCAAGTGCTTCAGACACAATAGGAAACTGTTCTATAAAAACCTTTTTACAGGCTTCTGCAATATCCATGTGTTCCTTTTGTGTGCCATGTGCAGATCTCAGATTAATATAATGAATCCATGAGCGGCATGATCCTGTCATGTAGATTCTTGTGGGCGTGGCGAGGGGAAGCACCATTCTAGCACATTCCTTTGCAACGCCTTCTTTCAACATCTGTTCATATAATGCAGTTGCAGAGTCAAACAAGGTCTTTGTCTGCAATTCCATCTTCTGCTTAATAAATGGATCAAGATCGTCAGTAGAGTTCTGACGATTCTTTGTATCCTGTCTCCTATATTCTGGAATCGGAATGACTCCTAATTGAGAACTATCAGCATATCTTTGTGAAAACTCTTGAAATGTGAAACTACGATGCCTCAAAATTTGAGCCGCTATTGCTCTAGTTGTTTCTATTTCTAAAGTCATGGTAGACTGTTCAAATACTGACCAATGTTGATGTTGGATACAATACTTGAGAAGTCCAGCAAACTTAGGATTATCTTGATTAGATGGGTTAGAAACTCTGGCAATATGTGCCATTGTTTTTTCTGCATCTGGTGTCACACTTACGAGTCCAACTGTCATAATTCTTCTATTTGATCGCTATACGTCACTTTTTGTTTTTCACCAGTGGGGGCATATTGTTCTAGGTCTGAATAAACTTCAGATTCAAGTGCCTCTACGAGTAATTTTAAATTCTTTACAATGAGTTTGAGTTTTGCTTTTTCCATGTTAGATGAAGTAATTAAGGTTAATTACGCACCTACGAAGGGTATCAGTCGGGGAGCATCCAGCATGTAAAGTATTTGAGTTAAATACTACCATCCTATTTGCTATACTGTCAACCTTTGTACCATCTTCAAATCGTGTGTAACCATCATTTGTATTTACATAATATATCGAAGTGATACAATCGTCAACATCTGTGTGAAGATCATATTCTTGCCTTTCGGGTGTTCTCATATTTAGATTGGCTTTGATCCTGACGATTGAGACAGGTTCCAACTCATTTATGAGTGGCATGAGATTGTAGAAGAAAGGACTTCTAGGTTCAAACTGTGCATAAAACACATGACAAAATTGATAATAACCATCATCAGGTGTATTCACACCCTGAGCAAACTGCCATTGAAACGAAGAGTCCTCCATCATCATTTTGCGGAGGACTTCGTAATCATCTGGTTTTAAGAAATCATCAATTACCTTCAATTTCATTCGCTTCTTTGTTTAATTGAGATACTACTTTTTCAGTACCATCCATAGTGCGAATCTCAAAGAGACTGGATCTCATGTACTTCTTGATCTTTTTATACTTCTTTAATACCTTCTTATACTCTTCTTGATTGATTTCAACCTTTCCTTGTTTGGCATCGCCACTGTATTTACTACCAGCGACGTTTCTACCATCTCCCATAGGAGAAGATCCACTATATTCACCCATTTAAAATATCCCCCTCAAAGTTCATCATAGCCAACAAAGTATCATATGGAATCCATGCAGGGTCTTCATTCTCGAACTGCACTTCTACTTCCTTGATGTTTTTCTGTAAGAATCTGCTATATGAGGTTCTCACATTTTTCACAACACTCATAGGATTAATCATTTACGTTTTTGTGGTTTTTTGTTAGAAGTTTTTTTCTTATCTGGATTGAGCATGTCCTCACTCCAGAGTTTAGGATTGATTGTGCCTTTAGTTTGAACCCAAGACTGCAATCCATCTTTGTATTTGTCGTAGTAGTAATCAAACATTTCTACTTGTTTTTGACATAAGGTTATGTCATAACACACTTTGTCATCCTTTTTGTATTCCACAAGATATGCCGTATAAGGCAACTTTGTGTTTTGTGCTAGTTTTGGATCACAATCTTCGTGTAAGATTTTCAACTTCGGTTCCCCCATGTAATTTCTGGATAGGCTTCTGACACTAACTCTTTAGTGATATTATACTTGGTATTGAGAGCTTTGTCTTTTACAAGAACAAGGATTTCTGCCTCTGGTTGAGGTAGAGTCTGGAGAATATTGATAAAAATAGATTCTCTCTTGATCTTGTTAAGTTGGTCGTCTCCACCCTTCACAAAGCGGTAGAACTGCCTTGCGGCATTACGGATAGTTGTTCTCTGAGGAACCCCCTGTTCTTTAGATGCCTGCACATCACCTTCTACAGGTTGATATGGGACATCTCCCTCTGGAAGTACGGAGATGACTGACTCATCAAAGTTCCAAATCATAACCATTTTGAAAGAGTCATCACCATGAGTGCGAAGAATCTCTAACTTTTTAGCCTTTACTCTTTCAGAATCGACTGCTTCTAAGAGTTCATGAACCATAGGATTGGGTGGCAGTTCTTTCTTTTTAACTGTCACAGTCCTTGGTTTTGTTGCAGTTTTGCGAGTGGAAGTGCTTTTCTTCCTAGTTGACGTTGATCTAGTCCTCGTCGTCTTCTTCGCTGTCGTCATTGTTTTCAAACCTCACGGCTACTATTTCATCGGGAATTAACATTCCATTTTCATCATACATCTCAGGATGCGTGTACGCCTGATTCTGCATCTGGACGTAATTGTTTTGTTGGGCTAACCAGCCAATTATACCACCTAATAACAGAAACGTAAAGCAAAGTATACTAAACATGACAAGAAGTACAGTGGTTTCCATTTTGACCTCCTAAGGCTGTTTCTTTTTTATGTCCAACGATAATCTAAACTCTCTGCCAAATAGACTCAGTTTAATATCGAAGAACCTTGGTTTGTTTTGGGGTTTAGGTTGTCTCTCTCCTCTGAGTATAAGTTCTACGCCCTTATTTATGTCCATGTCAGGAGGCATCATTGGAATAAACCCTATGTTCTTTCAGATATTTTAATGTTTGATTAGCATTTCCAATGACTTTGTTGTCTAACATCACTTGAGGCAACTCAATAACGTCAGGAAACTTCTCTTCAAACTCTTCCGCTGTGTAGTCTTTATCCAATTCCTTGTACTCATAGTCTCTTCCCAACAGTTCAAAGACTGTTTTAACCTTATAGCACATTGGACATTTGTTTTTTCCGTAAATTATAAACATGTGTTAAAAATGAATTACTCCTACTTTGTGCCACTCAAAATCAAAAACTAATAGAGCTCCGAGTGTATCTTCATTGTAGCATACTGTAAAATATCTAGATAACTTTCTACCATCTAATCCTCTAGAAGGTTTATCACCTATAAAAATGACCCGACCTTCCAGTGGTTTACCACCTAGAACTTCGGGTACACTAACTATCGAACCTTCACGGATTGCTACAGTTTTCTCGGTATCTAAGAAAAGCGTCTTCGATTCCTTCTGTGGATTGTTTCCCTTGAGATACCCAGATGTGGCAGAATTCGTAGAGGTGTCGGACATTTTTGAGAGTGTTATACTTTTTAAGCGCAATGAAAGAGTCTGCTCGGAGTTGCATACGTTCATCATTATATCTCCAGTCACTCATCTTCTTCCTTGCTCTCTTTAATTGCTTTATCTAGTTTATCAAAAAGCCCATCAGTAGTCATCAAATTTTCGATATGAGATAACATACCACCAAGTTCCCTACAAATATAGGGTCTCTCTGTTCGTGCAGCAAAGGCGAGAGCTTCTCGAATGTTTCTCTCTGCCTCTTTCATACTATCTTCTACTTGTTTAGATAATGCCATCAGTTTTTCTGAATTGAGTCCCAATCTTTCTGGAACAGGTCAAGTCCCTTGTCTGTAAGGATATGATTGTACATCTTATCGAATACACCCACAGGTAATGTACAAACGTCACTACCAGCACCAAAACAACGTCCTACATGATGAACGTCTCTCAAAGATGCGGAAAGAACCTGAGTTCTTGCAAGATGTTCACGATATACAGAAGCGATTGATTGAACCAAAGCAACCCCAGAGAAGGAATTGTCATTCAATCTTCCGACAAAAGGAGAAACGTATGTTGCATCTGCTTTTGCAGCAAGAATCGCCTGGGATACAGAAAATACCAAAGTGACGTTGGTAGTGAACCCATCAGAAACAAGTAACTTACATGCTTTCAGTCCTTCAACTGTACATGGGACTTTGATGGTCACATTCTTCATCTCTTTGAAGACTTGAGCCTGTTTAACCATGTCAAGAGCATCATCTGCAACAACCTCAGCAGAAATTGACTCAAAATGAGGGAAGTCCTGAGAGAGTTGTCTGATGACCTCTACAGGGTCTCTACCGCTTTTTCGGATAAGTGTGGGGTTTGTAGTTACGCCATCAATCAGACCCGACTGGTCACGTTTGGCGATTTCATCATATTCTGCTGTATCAAGAAAGATTTTCATCATTTGGTTTGGGTTTTTTGTAAAGTTTCTTTATCAACTTGGCGTATTTTACGTCCTCTTCAGTATACCAGTTAGGATGTTTTTTTGCAACCTTTATTAGTCGTTTTGCTGTTCTTCTCTGATCTTTTCTAGTGATTTCGTCCAACATTTTCGCTCTTTTACTCTACTCCGTGTTTTACTATTTAACAAAGGAGTTAAGTAAAAATACGCTTTGGAATCATAACATCCAGATTCTCTTAACTTTCTAATAATTAAAAGTTGTTCTTCTAGATTCACCTTCGTAGTGTTTTTAAGTAATTTAAAACATCCTCACGAACCCACATGAGTTCGTTGTAGCAACCTTGATTATGGGCACAACCACGCAAAGCATGATCTGGTTCCATTACAGACTCAATAAAGATATCGAGTCCACGATTCCACTTTACATCTTGCGATTCGTGGACATCTATTTTGCCTTGATCTTTCATAGTCTTTCAATGTCTTCTGGGGGTCTTTCTGGGTGTTCGGTGCAATATTTATCAGCACCAGTAACCATTTTTACTTGTTCAATAGTCATCCATTGCTTTTCCATTTCTGATACCAAATATGCAATCTTTTTGTTCTGTATCTCTACAGTTTCTAAAAGATATGCAATGGTATGAGCAAGAGTTTGCCTGTTACCGTTCTCATCTTTTAGATAGATTGAATAGGTAGTTCGGAATTTGCGAACCAGATGAATTCTTAGTATAACATAAAGAACTATGTTACTCAGTATAATTGTAATCATTTTTTAGATTTGATAGAACTCCATGTTAGCTGGAAAAGACTCCTAATAGTAGATAACAAAGGAAATCTTTGTTTAGACCCAATTTCATCAAAAACATCCATGTTCAACCTAAATGCGTAATTTGCTTCCGCAATAACCAGTTGTTCATCGGGTTTACTGAGAGGGAGATTATCTAAAGCAGTCCTATACTTGTTCTTAAATGATTTTGCATCATCAATTTCATCAAACTCATAAAAAGCAAGGCCTTGTCCATTAAGACCCATTGATTTATCAGCAATATTCCTAAGTATCTGACCACCAGATAAGTCACCAAGATAACGTGTATAGTGATGTCCCACTAAGAACTTAGCATTGATCTTTTTGACTCTGTTGACGTAGTTCTTACAAGCATCTGTAGGAGAAATAGTATCTCTCCAGTTTTCACCCCAATAGAACTCACAATCTTTTTCAAGAGCGGGAACACGTCTAAGTTCATCAAACGCTATAGGTCTAATGAAAGAATCATCTTTAAATTCATCTATCTGTTCTTCAAGAGCAGTGTAAATGAAGAAAAAATCAGCAATAAGTTGTTTGTAACTCTCCTTATCCACTACACCAGCAAGAAAGTTCGTTATGAACCCTGTGTTTTCTGCCATAGTATGGGATTTTTGAGTTCCCTTCTTGATTGCTTTAGAAAATGTTAGTAAAGTCATGATGAGATTATAGTGTATCTTTATCCTTTTGTCCAGCGGGGTGGAATGAGTATTCATTATCCCACTTAAAAGGAGTATTGTTCATTTCGTGTTTTTTGTCTTTTATAAAGCTTTCTAAGACTTTTTCGACAAGTGATTTAATTTTCTTTATCATTGATGTAATCCACAAATAAAATACCCTCTAAATGGTCAATTTCGTGCTGAACCACTCTTGCAGCAAGACCATCTAGTTTCCATTTCTTATATTTACCATCTTTATTTTGGAAGGTTACTTTTATTGACTTAGGACGTAAAACTTCCCCATTTTGGTCTGGCACACTCAGACACCCTTCATCAAATAACACCTTTTCTTCACTTTTCCACGTTATTTTGGGATTTACCATCAAATGAGCATATTTACCGTGTTCTTCTGTAGTCTCATCTACCACAATGACTCTTTTATTGATTCCTACCTGTGGTGCAGCAAGACCAATACCATCAGATGCCCACATTGCTTCACACATCTGATCGTAGAGTTCCGACATCTCTTTTTTGTCAAATTCTACTTCTTCTGATTTCTGCCTTAGGCATCTATCTCCAATAGTCTTTATTTTTAGCATAATCCGTCTAATACGTCCTCTGGGAAATCATAAGGACCGTCTAATTTCTTTTGTAACTCTCTTTCATCCAAAATATCGTTAATAAGTTCTCTCAACTCAAGGCGAAGTTGAGGATGAAGGTAAGGATACTGATATTCATCCTTTTTCAAGTTTTTAACGTATTCAGGCATTTCTACAGGTTTGGGACTTTTCCATAATCCTGTGATAGGGTCTCTTTCAGTCATCGTGATCATCAAATGGGTCAGCTAATCCTTCGTTTGCAAAGAATCCTCTGTAAATGCCATAGAATATGCACAATACAGTGATAACTGCAATAGAGATTGGGAATGTAATGTTGGGGTCAAAATTATAATGTGGAATAATCATTTTCTAACAATAAAAACGTCACCTTCGCCGTCATCATCCTCATCTGTAGATGGGTTGAAAACTAGCAGTTGTTCTCCAGATTTTACATCTTGCATTTCTGGATGTAAGTCAGATTTCCTTGTTTTTGTGGGTTTGTCCATTTCTTCAAATGTTGAAGTCATCATTTTGAACATAAATGCGAATGTCGCCCCAAATAGAGCGACAAAAAAGCACAAATACACAAATATTAGGAAATCATTCATCGGAAGCCTTGTTGTAGTATTTTTTGTATTGGGACTTGTTTTATCTTATCTATAACATCTCCTTCGACTCTATCTACGATTTTGTCCAAGATGTCAATATCAATGCCCATAAAAGGTGGAATAATTCCCAACAATCGAAGAGTTCCATCCAAAAACAGTGCCAGAGCGATAAAACCTAAAATCATACTAATAACAGATGCGTCTCTGTTATGTTTTGCCATAGATGCTTCATCAATCTTTCTTGCTTCATCTATTGCGTATTTAATTAAGGCATCAACTTCTGCCTTCGTGTAGGTATCTCTTCTTTCCCTAGTAACGTCAGATAGTGGAA